TGCAAACTTCACTTCGCTTGTCCATCTCAAGCGATGCGTCCGACTGCTAGATCTTTGGAGTCTTGTATGCCCTGCTCAAGTCCAGCCGCTAAGTCCCCACCGATTCCAGCGAATAGCTTTGATGGTGATTCAATTCCAAAGAAGCCCTTAACCGAGTTAGTGATTGTATTCCCGATACTCTCGGCAATCTCGCCAGCTATCCTCGGTAGGTTTTCGTAGATTCCAGTTGCTAGTCCCATTAGTAATTCAAGACCAGCGTCAATCATCAACGGTATTGAATCTATCAAGGCATCGGTAATTTCAGGAATCATTGCTACTACTGCAATAATTATTTCTGGCAGTGCTTCGGAAATACCCATCACTATCCCAAGGAATAGGTCAAGGGCTGCGAGAATTAGTTCGGGCAACATTTCCAATAGGGCCACAGTTATCTCAGGCATTAGTGCAATCACTGCCGCTATAAGATCCGGCAAAATCTCTATAAGGCCCTGCACTATTCCCATAAATAGTTCCATCGCAGAATCTATTAGGTCAGGTAGTAGGTCAACTACTGCCGCCAAAACATCTGGGAAGGCTTCGATTAGCGCTTCCAGAAGTATTGGGATTGTTTTCCACCAGTGCGTCAATAAGGCCAAAGAATAAAGCCAGCGCGCCCTCTACTAGCTGAGGCAACATTTTCAACAATGCTTGCGATTACCGTTGGTATCAACTCAACTAGCGTGCCTATGAGTAGCGGGATGGTTTCTGAGAAGGCCTCGATAAGTGCGCTAAAGAAGGTCAAGGCTGTCTCAAGTATCACAGGGATAAAGCCGAGCAGCGTTTCAATAATGACTGGGATTAGATCCGCTAGGGACTGAATAATCATCGGGGTCATTACCGCTAAAGACTCAACAAGCATTGGCAAGACTTCGCCTAGTACGGTTACCAGCTCGGTAAGTATTAGCGCAAACGATGCGAGCATCATCGGTATCATTGTGCCGGTTATAAACTCAATAATCGCTGGCAGCATCTGGACAAAGCCCTCGATGATTCCTGGGAGCGCGTCAAGTATCGTCATAATCAAATCATTGCGGAACTCATTCATTCCAACGATGGCCTTTTGTAGTCCACCGCCAGTAAAGAAGTCGTCAATCTGTTTGCTTACATCTCTAAAGATTTGGTTGCGACCTTGCTCAGAGGAAATCTTTACAATGAAGTCTCCGAGCTTTTCAGCAACTCGCTCAATCTTTGGAGCTAGGTCGTCAAGTATTTCTGCAAGAACCGGCGTTAGCTCTTTGACAATTGGGGTTAGCGCACCAACCAATCCTCTAGCGGCTGGTTCAAACGCCTCGCCGATTACTAGTGAAGCGTTGGCGAACGCAGAGTTGAGCAGAATCATGTCACCAGTTAGTGAGTCCATCTGCTTGGCGGCTACTTCCTCAGCAGTGCCCCCGGCGTTCTTCAGTGCTTCTTCATACTCACGCAACGCCTCGGAGTTACCGAGTAGTGCAGAGATACCTTCTTTAGTCTGTTCGCCGAACCCTAGCTGGCTAAGCGCCGCGCTCTGGGCTTCAACCGACATACCGTCTAAGCCTGTTTCAAGATCGCCAACAATGTCGGTCATGTTTCTCATGTCACCGTCAGCGTCAAAGACTGAGACACCTAACGCTTCAAAAGCACCTGGGGTCTTTTGCGATTGCTTGACTAAACCGTTGAGCGTGTTTGTTAGAAGCGTTCCTGCACGCTCGCCCTTGATACCTTGGTCGGCGAATACCGTAAGGGCAGCAGCGCCTTCTTCAACTGACTTGCCTAGAACCGTCAGCGCGGTCGCAGCCTTGCTCGTCATCGCTGCACCCAGTTGCTCAACTGAAGTGTTACCTAAAGTTGGCAGCTTTTACGAATACGTCTGTGACCCGAGTAAGGTTTTCAAAGTTCTCGGCCGCGTCATCGCTTGATAGACCAAGGGCAGACTGCGCGTCCGTTAGGAGGTCGGTAGCAAGCGCCATGTCGAACATACCAGCCTGCGCGAACGAGGCAACAACGGGTAACGCGGCAACGGAGGCTTTAGCGTCAAGTCCGGCGGAAGCTAAGAAGTAGAATGACTCTGCCGCTTGTTCGGCTGAGAAGGTTGTAACCTTGGCGACTTCTCTAGCCGCGTTCGCCATGTCGTCTTCCATGGTCTTCGTTAGGTCGCCCATAATGGCTTGAGACTTAACTAGTGCGCCGTCGAACTTAGCGAACTCTCGAACGGATGCGACTGCGATTGCGGCAGTTGAAGCGGCAACGGCGGCTAGTGCAATACCAGCGGACTTGGAAAGCTTGTCTAGGCTTACAGTTGCGCCTTTGATTCCCTTGTTGTCGAAGTCGGAAACAATCCGAATCTTAATTGCCATAAGCTATGCCCCGCCTAGTTCTTCACGTTTGAGTTTATTTTTCTTGAAAGCTGGATTCCAAATTGTTCTGCAATCTTTTCGACCTTGGCTTCAATCTCAGGCTTCCGCTTTAGTACGCGCGTCCACAAGAAACGACCCGGCTTACCGAAGGTTGCCCCTAGCTTCTTATTGAAAGCCTTACCCTGTCCGTTGTATATGTATGAATGGTAACCGACGGAGCTGGAACCCCAACCTTTTGAAACAGGACGTGGCGCTCTGCGCTCGATACCCGCAAGCTCCGCGTACTCGAAACCAACCTGCTTGCCCATCCCGTTACTTCGCCCTTTACCTTCAATAAAGATAAGGTCTTTAGGTCTTAGGCTTACGCGTGCTTTCACATCTACGCCTGACCAAGCCGTCCGTCCGTCGTGGAACATTCCCGGCATAGCGCTTTTTAGCCTAGTTGTGTCGGAGGAGTTTATAGAGTTTTCAATAGGATTTAGAATTGGGCTTAGCTCAGTGTTCATTGCTTTTCGCAGTGCAGGCAGCTAGGCTTTTTTCGTAATCCCTAAGCGCCCGTCATTGCTTCTTTTTCACCTGATAAATAAGTTTCAGCCATAAGTCTCTCCTGCTTCTATTCTACCTAACAAAGAAACCCTCCCGAAGGAAGGGCTTCTCTATTTACTCGGAAGGTTTTTTAGCAACCATCCAGCGGTGCATTGTCCACAACATCCTTTCGGATTCTTGCATCAACACACTAGGGGCAATACCTGTTTCACAAGCGATACCTGCAATGAACCAATGAGCAGAGGAGTCGCCCAACCCAATTATTTTGGGTCTTCACCCGCTCCAACCATGTCGACTGATTCTAGCCACTTCTCAAAAGTAAGCTTCGTTTCTTCAGTCCGCTTTTGTGAGTGCCAAGCCAAGAAAAGCGAATAGCTCATCCTTGGGTCATTACTCATAGCCGCGATACTGACTCCGAACTTGTTTTCAAAAGCAACCATGTCGGCGGCGTTGCAAGTTGTGTCCTTGGTCGCGCCATCCTCATGGGTTATCTGTAGATTTATTTTCAACTTATCCTCCTATTGTTATGTGACTGCCTTTGTGACTGTACCACTCATAGGGAAAGTTACACTGAATGTTGACAAATCTCCAACCGCGCCAGATACAGGGCTTAGGGAATTTATCAAGAAGTCAGCCGTGTAGCTAGGGGTGTCTGCTGAAGCGCTTGAACCGTTTCCTGCAATCACGACAATCTCAACTAAGGTTCCAACTAGGTCTTCGGTTAGCACGGTGTTTAGTGCGCCGGAGCCAAAATCGTTGTGAAAGTCTAGAGATAGTGAGCCGGACTTTAGTCCACCTACGACCTCAGTAAATCCACCTGAAGCGAAGTCGGTAACGTCTACTTCGGTTGATGTAATCGTTAGCTCTGCACGAGCAACGCTTCCACTAACGTCGGTTCCACCGATTGATACATTGTTTCCTGTTACTACGTACTTTGCCAATTTGTTCTCCTTTTATGCGTAGACGGTGACAGCGAATTCCGCTGCCAAGTAATCGCTTTCGTTTACAGTTATTGAACCAATGTTGGGCATTGACTCGACGATTAGGTCTTGGCAAGCACCGCTAAGTGTTCTATTAGATTCTATCGCACTCTTACAAGACGATTCCCCTGTTGGTTCTGAATAGAGGTCTAGGTAGCGCTGAGCCTGCCTTTCGGCTGCTCGTCCCACAATGACCCTTACAGTGAATGAATAGATGTTGAGTCCGCCTGCAAAAGCTTGATGATACTGAATTGAGTTCAAGCTAACGATTGCGGCAGGAGGTGCTACTTGGTCGGGAATTTCTTCAAAGACCCGAAGCCCAGAAACGGTTCTTAGGTTAGTGGCAATACCTTCGCGGATTGCAGCGATAGTCATGCAAACCTAATTTTCCTGTAAGGGTT